CGTCCCCTGTGATAACGGGTGCAACAGTGTTGACGGGTGCAGCTGGCGCGATAACAGCGTCAGTCGGCGCAGAATTTTCGTTATTCGCGCCAATTTCGTTTGTCGCAGTGACGCGAACAAACAAGGTGGCACCAATGTCGTCTTCGGTGACCGTATAAGTGGAGGAGGTTGCGCCTTCAATTTCTTCAGCCGTACCGCTATCACGGAACCACTGATAGGTGAATACTGGAGCTAGTACAGCGTCCCATTCACCAGGCTCTGCATACAACACATCACCAACAACAGCGTCCCCAATAACCACAGGAATAGAGCTGTTCTCGGGAGCGGTCAGAGCGTCAATCTGTTGCACCTGCTCAAACGTCATTTTGTGGTCAACCAACAGCACCTCGAAGACGAACTTCGCAGTCGTGCTCAAGTTGTCCGCAATGGCGTCAAGCCATTTCAGAAAGTTGGCTGAATGTTGCAAGCGGTTGAACTTGCGGTATCGAACGAAACGTGGCCTTACCATGTTCTTCTCCAAAGGTTAAAGGGCGCCAGCTGTTACACCGGCGCCCTATGGATTAGAACTCGCGTGTCACCAAGCGAGCGATCTTGATTTGCTTGCGCTCAGGGAACACACGCTTCCACGAACCGGCGTTGGCCAAGTTGTTGGTCGTGTTTGCGTTGCTAGGGCCGCCAGCGGGAGAAGTGCCGACATAAGCGTTGCCCACAGGGTGGATGGCCCATTCGGTTCGGTTAAACAGAACCTCTTGACCGCTACCATTACCCGCAGAAGCAACACGCTCAACTTCGGTAGGCACCTTAGGCGCACCCATGCCCAGGCGCACTGCACCAGAGCCGAACAGCCAAGTTTCAAACACGCCAGAGCTGAACGGAACACCATCGTCAACGATAACTTCACGTCCCAAGAAGGTCGGGATGCGAACCGCTTGACCGTTGATGCTGTCCTGTACAAAGTCGATCAGGTTGTTCTTCAACATGCGACCATAAACAACGGAGTGAACCATAACCATTCCGAGCTGTTCCATGCTGTCACCCATAGTAAGGGTGGCATCAATGAACGCTTCTGCGCTGAAGTTGGTAACACCGTCAGTGAAGCTGTTACCTTTGATGTCATGGGTCATGTCGTATTGGACGTGTTCAGTGCCACTAGGAGAGGCATCGTTGTTGGCAAACACACCTTTCATCGTTGCAACGAATGCAGCTTGCAAGCGGCGGGTCCAGTAGTCGCCCACACGGTTCGCAATAGCACCCATCGGATCCGCGCCCGCAAGGTCACCCGCAAGGTCCATCGCGCTCCAAGAGTTGTTGCGAGACAGGCGAACCTGAATCTCGGTGGATGTCTGGATCTTGTTGGGAGTCGCCTTGTTATCAGGGTCGTCGTCAGACACGCGATCGCTATCATTGCTCAGGTCACGGAAAGACGGTTCGTTGAAGGTAAGACCACCGCCAGCAAGGTTGCCGTCCAGTACGCTATCACGGGAGATAGCACCAGAACGAATCAGGCGGGATTTTTCTTCGGTCAGCTGTTGTACATACGGAGAAAAGATCTCGGGTACAACAATATCAGAAATTCGAGTAGCGGCCATGGGAATTCTCCTTTGGATATCAATGGCTCAAGTGATAAACTCAAAGCCTGGGCCCCATGGCTGGCTTTCTTTGATGTGACTCATGCCACATAATCGTAATGTAGCATGAGTCGTATTATCGCGCAAGGGTTAAAGTTTGATTATTTGCGCATCGCAGGGCGTGGGCCACCAATGGTAGTCCCCGCAGATTTTGCAAGCTGCTCGGCACGGGTACGGTTTTCATTGAGAATACGACCCTGTTCGGTCATGTTCCAGTGCTCAGCGGTCCACGGGTTAGATCCGCCACCGTTGCCACGGTTGTTACCCGTAGAGCCACCGCCCTGTGACGGGCCCCACCAATGCGGACGCTTGTTTTGCAGCTCCGTCAACCATACAGCGGGATCAACGCCAGGGGTACAGCCGACACCCTCTTTCGCAACCACACGACCGTCCTCGTCAACTTCGAACACACGTTCCGCAAGCATAAGAGCGTCTTCCAGTGCTTCGGGTAGCACCTTGGACGAGGTTGCAGCCTTGCGCACTTCGTCGTGAATTGCACGGGTACGCTCACGAGACTGAAACTGTTCAATCTGACCAGTAAGCTCCGCCACCTTTGTTGCAAGACCTGCCTTTTCACGCTCAACTGGCGCCAGCTTGGTCTTCAAGCGTGCTTCAACAAGCTCCGCCATTTTAGTTTCATCAACCTTACCCGCTGCCGCAGCTTCGAGCTCGGGAATGCGGTCAAGCAAGCCCACCACTTCGTCAAGGTCACGGTCACCAAGTACCGAGAAACGATCGCGGGTCTGTTTGTGGTCATTGCGCTCTTTTGCCAGAGCAGATTGCAGACGTTCGATGTCCGCTTGCGTCTTCATTCCTTCCACACCCGTGAATTCAAACTTGCCGTTCTTCTCGGTGTAGAGCTCATGGAAGTGCTCAGGTACATCGTTGAGATTGTCGAGGATTGCTTTGAGGACCATGCCTTTTCTCCTAGTTGTTGCCACTCATGTGACGGAATATGACCACAGCTTCACGCTCGTGGTCGGTATTTATCAGGGTCGAGACCTGCCGCCCTAAAGGCCGCAGCTTCCCGCTCCGCAAGCTGTGCAAGGGTAAGTTCATCACCGTTTCGATTTACGAACTTATCAAGGTTTAAACCTCCCTCACGGAATAACTTGGCTTTCGTGATGCCTAGCGTGTCATTTTGGAAGTCCACGCTCTGACCCTTCAGCCATGTATTGTAACTCGTGTTCGCAGGTATAGGGCCAACAAGTTGTCTTATCCGATTTCTGCGCCACTTGTCAAATTGACCCTTCGTACCATACGGCAAATCGTCGCGTCCGGCAATACCCTTGAGCCCATTTTGTTTGCCCCATTCTTCCGCCAGTTGCTTCTCGGTATAAGGTTTCGCGGGGCGGTTGCCCAACAGCACACCGTCAAGGGCTGCAATACGCAAGCTCCGGCAACCCCAATGAAGCGGGGGCATTGGGCCCTTACCGAGCGGGAACCGCTTGCCGTCGTTTGCTGCACATTGGGGAGTCGTGCGGGCGTCAAGCGTTGCAACGAAGTATTCTTCCGCCACAATATCAGCGTTCTCGCTGAAGAACTCGTTGCGGGAACTGTTCGCAACGTGCATCACAGCGGTTCGAACAATGCTGTTCACCTGTCGGCGCCCAATCTCGGTCACACCGTCAGAGCCCTTCAATGCACGAGTGC